CGCGCGTGACACTGTAACTAATATGATTACATCAAGCCATGTTTCCATAGTGTCCAGACTATTTCTTCACCATGCCGCTTACGCGGTTTAGGGCGACCCGTTTCGGGATTTCTCCCTACGGCCTTCCGGCCTAGTCGTTTGACCTTCCCGTTTCCGGGCTTGGCGACCAAACATCCATTTCGTGCCACAGGCGTTTGGGATTGCTCCATGCGCCATCCTGCTCGTTGTTTCCGGGTTTCCCCACCATCGCAGGGGTTTCTGTCTATCCTCTGCTGTGGTGAACAGGCTTTAGGAGTTACTGGTTTTAAGGTCGTGTCCTATCAGCGTTTCCGCTGATACGGGGCATACTTTCCGTTACCCTGGAGCTCACCAATGACCTGGGAGCCGAAGGAGCATACAATGTCACAGCCAGAGAAAGTGGTATAGGTATTCGTGTAGATGGAGCTGTTGTCGTACTCTACATTCGTAGCGGAATTCATGCTGCTACTTCCTTTCTCTTCTGCAAAAATAACAAGCGGGACGGGCGAAATGCCCGCCCCTTCTTGTCAGGTTTTATATCAAACCAGGCTCGGCTCAGCCGACGGACTGGTGAGAAATCTTGATGAAGTTCTGGATCGAACGGATCTCGTTCATCGGGAAGATCTCGTAGTTGATGTCGATATGGCTGTCGCTGGTCTGCGAAGACATGTTGACAATCTCGAACTTGTAGTTCCAGATGAGCTTGTCCTTGAGCTCGCCAAGAGCGGAATCGATCGCCGTCTTCAGAGCGCTGCGGTTGGTAAGGTTGTTGATCTTGCCAATGAACGGCTCTGCTGCTGCGCGGATCGCGTCGCCGCAAGCGTTCATCGTGCGGACAACCGAGAGGCGACGACGGAACTCCGTGAACGGAGCCATCGTGACGCCATCAGCGATGCAGATGCCCTTCGTGTCGGAGTTCGTCGTGACGACATAGCCGGCGTTCGTGATCTCAACGAGCTGGCTTGCGCTGAACGTGAAGTCGACACTCGAGAGACCCGTCGTCTGCATCGTCGTGGACTGCTCGACCGGCAGGACGGAGATCATGCCAGCATAGCCAGCAGCACCGTTGACCGTCGTCGTGACGTTGACCGTGCTGTCCGTGATCGGATACTGGAATGCCGTAACGGAGACGTTGCCGCCAATCTCATACGGATTGCCGTTGTTGTCGAGCATCTGACGGCCGTTGTTCTTCTTCGCATAGAGCGAGAAGTCAGCCGAGAGAAGCTCCTGCGCACGGTCCGCGATGCCCTTCAGCGTAAGCGTATGGAGCGGCGAGAAGCCGATAACGCCGTGCGTCGTGTGCGTGCGGAGCGTGGAGTATGCGCAGTGCTGTGCGAGCTGGCGGACGAAGTTGTCGTTCGTGCGGTACGGAATCAGGAGGCCGTAGTCGTAGCCCGTCGTCTTGTTGGCGCTGAGCGTGTAGTCCTTGCCAGCCGCATGAGCCGTGCTCGTCGTCGTGACCGTCTTCGTTGCATCTTTCGGATCCGGGCCGACCGTCTTCTTGATGTAATCCTGTTCGAAGTACAGCTTCGACGGATCGCCAGCGGCATAAGCCTCTTCAATCTCTTCCGGGTACTCGTCCTTCTGGATCGAGCCCTGCTGCGTGAGCTTGAACTTGAAGAGATGATCGAGGACGCTGTCGCTCTGGAGCACCTGGACGAACTCATCGAGAGGGATGTAGTCCGCAGCGCCCGTCGTGATGACGACCTGGTTGTTCTGCTCGTAGGAGTTCTCGACGTAGATCAGCGTCTTGGCGTCGTTGTCCGAGAGCATCGTCTCGAGGTCGCCGAGCGGGGAGAGCTTGCCATCAGCAGCAATCTCCACGACATAGACGCGGGAGCCGTTGTCGACGAGCATGTACGCCTTGTCGGAAGCCGTGACCGTCTTGCCGATATCCGTAGCTTTCGCCTTCGTGAAAGAGAGCTCGACCTTTGCTGCGTCGAATGCGCCCTTGTAGAGCTGGCCACCGACGGAGAAGAGCTCGCCGTCGAACTTCGCAACGTTGACAGCCACGAGCTTGCGGCCCGTCACACGGTAGAGCGTGCCCTTGTCAGCGGAATCGAAGACCATGAAGAGCGTGCCATCCGGATACGTCTTCTTTTCGAGTTCCTTGACACTGTCCTTGCCGCCGACCGTTGCTTCGATGCGCGGAACAATACGGGCAATCTTCGTGTAGTAGAGGTTCTCGAAGTTCTCTGCGTCAAGAGCATCCTCGTCCACCTTCTTGAAGTGGAACGTGTACTTCTTCGGCTCGGAGAGATCCTTCTCGTCAACCTTGGACGTTGCTTCGATGAGGGCATCATCGCCATCGCCGAGAAGGAGAAGGTCCGTCGTGGAAGCCTTGAAGAACTTCTCAGCCTTCGGGAGGGAAGCCGAGATCTTGTCGTCAGCATTCGCTGCGACGAGGACGCGGTAGTCAACCTGCAGGTTCTGGAGGATCGAGTAGATGCCGTCCGTGATGCCAACCGTATGGTTCGGGGAATCCGACGGCGTCTCGATGATGCGCGGCTTGCGCTGCTGGCCCTTGCTGTTGACGCCGCGGGGGATGGCCTGTGCCGTGATGGCGAAGCCAGAACCGAGACGCTCGTAGAGGTCGTAGTTCGAGAGCTCTGCTTCCTCGTAGTCCGTCTCGTCCGGCATCCATGCCTTGTCAGCCTGGCCCGTAACAGCGAGGAAGTCATAGTCATCGCCAAACGTGACAACCTCGGCGAGCTGCTTCTTCATGTCATTGCGGCTGAAGGAGCCGATCGGGTAGTCCGAAGACACATCCGTGTTGATGTTGAGGAAGCGATAGAACTTGCCTTTGTAGTCGCTGTACGGCTTGTCCGAAGAGCCGTCAACAACGGCACGGGCGTCAGCGATCGTGTAAGCGGGGACGCGCTTGCTGTTCTTGTCGCGGCCGATGAAGTAGACGCCGGAGAAGAGCGAGCCGATGCGGAGCTCCTGAGCATCCGGTGCCGTCGTCATGTCGTTGCCGTCCTCATCGACAATCGACATCTCGAGGACGTTGTTGTGCACGTTGCCGTTGAAGAGGCGGATGAGCTCGGTGAGCTTGTCGTTGCGCGTCAGGCCGTTGTCCTGGTTCAGAAGGACCGTCGTCTTGATCGTCGCGTCGGAAGCCTCGACAATGCCCTGCTTCTTCTCGGAGATCGTTGCACGGGAAGCCGGCTTGTAGAACTCGAAAGCCTCTTCGCCAGCATTGACGTTGATCTTCACGTAGCACTGCTTTGCCGTGTTCGTCGGGAACACGCTCGCGATGCGGAGACGGTACGGCGTATTGGACTCGCAGAGACGGAAGTCTTTGTAGATGTCCTTGCCGCCGACACGCATCGCATAGATCGTGCGGCAGCCGCGGTCATAGGCGGCCTGGATGCCGGCGACGAGCGATGCAGAACGGTGCGTCTTCGTGTCGTACGTATTGCCGAAGAAGTAGCGCCCCATGTCTGCGTTGTAGATACGGACAGCCTCTCCCGTCGGACCCTGGAATGCCGTGCCGATAACCAGCACGGATTCTGTGGTGCCCCACAGGGAAGGATCGTAGTCCTGGCTAACCTCGGACTCAATATCAATAAGAGTACCAGGGAGGTTGTTGCCATCATTGAGTACGCTCATGTATGAGATACCTCCATGTCAAGTGAGTTAAAACTGATCAATCTTCGCGATCGTCGTGTCAAACGAGGTACGAATTCTTTCCAGCGTGACCCGATAGACAAGAGAACGGATCGACATCTTCTGCCGATACACGTCCAGGTTGCTGTCCGTATACTGCTTTGAGAAATACATTTCGGACACTCCGTTGCGCTTGAAAAAACCAGAGTATTTCAGCATTGCATCTTCAAAGGCATCCATTACCGAGTCGGCTAAAGAATAATCAGCTGCAACGATATTGAACTGGATATCGCAGTCGAAAAGCTGACCGTTGATCGTGCCATTCCGCACGATGCTTCCATCTGGGTTCACATCATGAATGTCCTGGCGATAGCGCGGTTTGCGATCAGTATTTCTCGGCACCCTGGAGATGAGCGTGTAGTAGATGAATGGCTTGTCGTTCTTCGACGAGAGGTCCTGCACCATCGGACCATCATCCGGAACGAACTGGACGTCAAACTTCTTGAGCCCCTTCACAACGATCTTCTTCACCATGAGGAGAAAATCGGAAAGCGTGCACCCCTTGTCGGCTTTCTGGTACTCGTTCCGTTCCATGACGCCTTCTTCCGCCTCGTGCTGGGCAAGGCGGATGGCATTTTCCTTCTGGCGGAGGAGATTCTCGAAGGAATCAATTTCTTCTGCCGGCATCAGGCAATCACCGTCCTCTGAATGAATCGTTCCGTGCAGCCAATCGGCTGGATGGAGTATTTCAAAATGATCCGCACCGTTCCTGGATGGTACGGATCTTCTTCCGCATAGACGTCGTCAATGTGGAACTTGCGGATGAGCGTGCCTTTCGCACGTTCGAGGTAGGTCTGGACTTCTTGCGCAATCTGCTGCTTCTTGTAGATCGCATAGAAGGAACCGACATAGTTGTCGAATGACAGGTCCTTGCCGATATAGACGCAGATGCGATAGATCGTGAAAATCTTTTCCGGTGTCTCGCCAGAGGCGAGGTTCAGGAGATTTTCGACGGTGCACGTGCCGTCCGCATGGTTGCGGAAGTATGCCATATCCAGGATGCGGTCCGTGAAGTCGATATCGAAGATTGCCTTCCGTTTCCGATTCTCGAACGGATACTGGTCCACTTCCGAATTGAGAATCATGCGGGCAAGGATGACGTTTGCATAATCAATGCCGTAGAGGTTGTTCATGACGAAGACGAGGTTCTCCATGCGGTCGCTCGTCGTGGCGTTCGCTTTGAACTCCAGCTCGATCTTCATCATGTCATCGAGAAAAGCGTCGACATCTTCGTAGAGTGCGGCATTCCTGTCCGTTGCAAGGATGATCGTGCTGCTGTCCTTGCATGCTTTCTGGAGCAGGCTCCGGATGTAGTACGTACGCATCGTGTCAGATGTCGGGTCTACAAAAGACGTGCGCAGTTCGACATCGAGCGGCACGATATAGCTGAAGCTGTAGGACTGGAGAAGGTTCGCTGCTTCGAGATAGTCGTGGACCTCCTCGATGTTCAGCAAATAGACATCCGCATCTGCGTGCCCGTCCATCAGGAGCTGATAAGCATCTGTCAGAGGACAGTACCCGAAAATGTCTCGCGCCTCTCCCAGCGATTCCGGCTTCACGACTTCCATGTAGTACTTGTTGGTCGTTCCGACGCCGATGAGGAGGAAGGACTTGTGCTTGTCGATGGATTTGAAGTTCGTGATCATCGGCCGCCCACCAGCTTCCAAAAATTCTTGAGGAAGACATCCTTGTACGTCCTCTTTTCTGCCGACGGGCAGTAGTAGTAGATGACCTTGTTGGAATCCGAACGATAGAGCTTCGGGTACATGAGAATATCCACTTCGTCGTCACGAACGATGATATTCTCGATCTGAACGACTTCGCGCGGCGTCGTGTCTGCATCGAAGTAGTAAGAGTTCATGACACGTTTGCCTTCGTTGCGGATGAGGCCGTTCTCGTCTTCCGGCTCCATGGCGGCGAGCACTTTCCGGATCTTGATTCTGTATCCCGTGCCGAGGCACTTCGGGCAGGCCGGATCCGGCTGGTTGTTCTCGTCTCTGCATGTGCAGACATAGCGTTTGTCAAGGACGACGACATAGACGGGGAAGTTGAGCTTCTTGATGATGCCCTTGATGTTGCGATTGAAAGAAGGAGACAGCATTTAAATAAACTCCCTTCCACGGAATCCCATGTTGCCATTTCTGGACCAATCATCCAGGATGGCGCTTGCAGGCGTCGGGCGGAGAGACTTGTTGCCGCGGAGCGCGAACTTCGAAACATTGCGTCCTTCAAAGACATACCCACGAATGGCTTCCTGCCAAGTCTTGGCTTCCCGGCGCAGACGGTCGATGAGAGCCTTGATAGATGCGAGCTTGTCACCGTTCTTGAAGCTGATTTTGCCAAGCGTGCCTTCGAGGCCGGATTCTGCGCCACCGACGGCATATGCTCTTAAAAGCGCAAGGAGCGACGCCTTGACCGCCGTGAACTGCTCGACTTCAAACGGGACGCCATTCGTTGTATCGACCGGCTTGCCGTTGATGAAGTCCGCTTCCTTGCCGGCGCGGCGAATCATCATGAGAATCGTAGACTCCGGAATATCGAAGACATCGACAAGCGTCTTGATATCATCGACGGAACAGTACATCGGCGACATCTTCGTTGTGATCTCGTACTTCGCATCCGGGAGCTCCTTCGTTCCGTCCTTGGACTTCAGGTTGCGGATGCGCACCGTGTAGATGGCGTTGTCCTTGATCAGCTCGTCTGGGATGATTTCGAGGCAGTTGTCAAAGATCCGGTATGTGAATGAAACTGTCTGCATGCTCAAACCTCCCGCATGGTCACGATGATGTCAGAATGACGGAGCGATTCTTCGTCAAGGTCTGCATCGAATTCGAACAGGAAGCTGTTCGGAGTTTTGCCGTTCTCTGGAGAGCCAACAAGCTCCATGTCGCTGATGACGCCGCCGAAGAAATCGTCGCCCTTCTTTGCGGGCGGCTCGTCTGCTCCTGTTGGGGAAGGAACAACTTTTTTCGCCTTCGTGAACGTGACAGGTGCAGACCAGTTTCCACTCTCCTTGCCGTCCGTAGCACGGGCACGAAGGAAGTACTGCTTTGCATCTTTGAGATCGTCAAAATCTGCTTTTGCAGCGTCGGCCATCTCTGTCTCGAAGATGATGTCTAGGAAGTTGACATCCGATGCAATCTGGAGCTGAAACTTGTTAAAGAGCTTCTTGGACTTTCCAGCTGTCTCTTCCAGCTTGACCGACAGCGGAGACACCGCTTCATGATCCGCAGGAGAGAGGATGGCAACGCTGCTGTCAACGCTCGACTCAAGAACAAACTGTTTGACAAACTCGACCTCGAGAGGCTCATCCAGGATGGATTGGACCTTGTCCGTCACATGGATTTCGTAGGTGACGTTGAATTCGAGCGCAGAATACTTGAGCGTCACAATCTGGCCATCAATGTCATACTGGTCGATTGGGACGTTCGTGAGCAGCTGATGCGCTTTTGATTCGTCTTTCAGAATGTAGATGGAACGGTTGTCAACAGAGTCTTCGTCGATATCCTGATCGAATGTCAGGACGATCTCGTTACTTGCCTGACGCAGCAGGAACTTATCAACAGTAAATCGCTGATACATCAGTCATCCATCCTTATTTTTCTTCCGTGTCAGTAGCCTTTTTCGTTGTCTTGCGGCGGCGCGTCGTCTTCTTGGCCGGAGCTTTCTTCTCGTCCGCAGCCTTTTCTGCTGCGCCCTCTGCTTCGGCTTTAGCAGCCGTTTCTGCCTCTTCTGCTGCAGCGGCTTCGATTTTTGCTCCCTCGGCCTTGGCTTCTTCTTTCACTTCAGCAGCAACTTTCTTTTCGGCCTTCGGAGCTTCTGTTTTTGCGGGGCTCTCCGCCTGTTCAACATAGACAGCCTGCTTCTTGCCTTTATGAAGGATGTGCTCGACAGGAACACCAAGGCGCTTTGCCTTGGCTTCTGCAAGAATATGCTTGAAGGACTTCGGCTTGCCGAGGGAGCCAGAGAGCACCTTGATACGATGGTAGCGGCGCGAGACGCGCAGGCCGGAAAGGTCCATATCGTCCGTGACATCCGCTTCTGGATGGCTCCAGTTCAGGAAAATGCCGGACTTGTCATCGTAGTAACCTGTCTCGCCATTTGCGAGACGAATGCGTGCAACAACGTTTGCCATTATTTTTTTGACCTCCAAATATCGTTTGCTACGCTGATGAGAGTCTTGAAGGCAAAATAGCCAACGCCCATCAGGATGCTCGTGAAGAAAGATGCAAGCAGTGCAGCGCTCACAAAATCAAGGTCGCGAAGCATGCTTGGAATCATGAAAGACTCCACGAGAAGCATTGACGTGATAACGATCGGAATCATCGCGAAAGCCGCAGCTTCGGCGATATCAATCTTTGTCTGCTCGCTCAATTCTCTTCCTCCACCTGAATGCGTCCGGCCTTGCTGCAGAGGGCAGCCTTGACGAGCGCATACACATTTTCGTAATAGCTGAAATCATTGTCCCGTTCTGCGCGCGCGATGGCAGGACGGTACTTGCCGCCAGCAATCGCGAGCTTGATGGGATCTGTACGGACAAGGACGAGCTCCTTACGTGAGGGGTCGTAGGAGAGGGAGAAGATGTACGTTGTATCCATGAATTCTTCCTTGACGTGATTCTCCTTCATGAGGCGCTTCGCGATCGAAGCCGAGATCTTCTCGATCTCCTGCAGGAAGTCGTCTTCCTTGTCCATCTGCTGCTCCAGGTCCTGCTGGACCTTCAGCAGCTCTTCTTCTGAGTATTTCTGCATTGATAATTTCCTCCTGATTCGTTGCCTCTATTACGGTGAAGGTGCTTGGAATCAAACAAAAATCAAGGATTCTCGGTTCTGCATGTTTCTGCAGTTACGATTTGGTGATATAATGTAGCATGAGAATATAGACGATATCGATATAGATTTCGCACGCGACAAGGAATGAGAAGAAATGGGCTTCTATCTTTCAAAACACCGAAGCCGTCAAAAGAAAAAAGCCAAGGCGAAGCCTGAGCTGACAGAACAAGAAAAATACGATATCAGGCGACTCGTCCGTGCCAGAAACGGAAAACTGTTGAAGGTTACACAGAACAGAAAGCTTTCGCTCAAGATTGAGTGCAGGCACGGCCATATCTTCGACATCACCATCAACAAGCTCCTGCGAGATTCGTGGTGTCCGATCTGCAAGCAGCACGAGAAAGAACTCGCCGACAGGGGACAAGAGCAGCAGGAATACGAAGCAGGGCGCGCATACGCGTTGTCCATTCTGTCGTGCGAATACCGCCCCTGGTTCCATCTTGGCGAGCCTTATCTGCCGCCTATGCACGGAATGATTCCGTACATCATGGAGCAGCTGAAGGATAAATATCCAGATCTAACGCAGGAGATGGTGAATGCCGCCGTCAGCTACATCATGCACCAACCGGAATACTACAGGTGCAAGATCCACCCAGGGCCAAGGTACAGGCCGGATGGAACCATCGCAGAGGGGCAGGCCATCACGCCAGAAAAAGCAGCAAAGCATCTGCAGGAGCACCTGCATCCGAATTATCATCCTTCATACGTCATCGTCTATACGGACGGAGGGTGCCAATACTCGAAAGACCCGTGGCGCGGTGCCTGGGCATATGCAGTTTACGACGCAAATTCGATGAAGCTCTTGAGAAAGGACTCTGGAAGCGTCAATGCAATCGACCGCAGCCGAAACACGGACATGGTCAATTTTGCAGAGCTGACAGCCGCCATCATGGCTCTGTATTGGTGCAAGGCGAATGGAGCCACAAGAGTCGATCTCTATACAGACAGCCTGATGGTTTTAAGCCCGAAGAAGGCACTGAGCAAAGACCAGTCTGTACAAAAAGCCAGTGATGATCTTCTAGAAGCCATCACACTGTATAGATCCTTGTGCAAGAACTTTGGAACAAACCTTGTTCTTCGCAAGGTAAAGGGACACTCCAAAGTCTGGGGAAACGAGCTTGTCGATGCCATGTGCAAGGCAGAGTATCGAAAGATGTACCGCCGCGGCTACGTCGTCATGAAAGAGCTTGCGAAAAAGCGCAGAAAGCCATGGTTCCAACGGCAGGTGGTTGGAACACGCATCTACGTTGCCCGTAAGAAACGGATGGTCATTCGACGCAAAGATGCGCTTTTGCGATACACCGCAACGAAGATCGGCAGATGGATGATTGCCAGCGGGAAGCGGCTTGTTCCACGTGAAACGTAGGCACAAAAAAATACCGCTTCGACTCTATCGTAGAGCCAAGCGGTATTTTTTGTATCTGCGTGATGTGATCAGGTATGCAAGTATTGTTCCGTTATTGCGCAGAAGAAGTCTGAGGACCACAAAGCGAGCTTTTCTGTATCGCGGATAAACGGAAGCACGTCCAGCTTTGCAGCTTCAAAATCAATAGAGCAAAAGCGTTCTCTCAGCAAATTTTTCAGCTTGTCCAAGGTGAGCTCATCTCTAGATTCCCAGTCACCAGTTTGTTCCATGCGTTTCTGCAGATGGCGAATATTGATCGGCGTGCCGGTCGTAAGGTACCAGACGTAGTCATAGAAATCTCGCCCCTTGCTTCGGTTCTTCCATTTCCGACACAAGACAGCATGCATCTTTCCAGCAAACAGGGAAGGCTTGTCGTACAGCACGACAGCATGCGGTACGGGGAGCAAGGAGAATTTTTGTTCATACGAAGCTCCCTCTGGAGGATCCGTATCAATTTCGAATTTCACTTTGACGACTTCGTCTCGATGAAGCCACTTCGTCTGAAAATCAGGAAAGACATTGAGCATCTGGATGATCGTGTTTCCTTTGACAAATCCAGACTGCACAGCCGTGTTTTTTGACTTCGTCTTTTCTTGCACTTCCAGCTTGAAACCATATGCCTCGAGCTCGTTTTGGACCAGTGGGATATATTTTGCCAGAGAGAACTGCTTCGACGACTTTTTTAGGGAAAAGTCCAGATCCTCGGAAAACCGATCAAGCCCGTAGAATATGCGGAGTGCAGTTCCACCGTAAAAGGCTGCCTTCTGAAAGAAGTCGCTTTTAGAAAGCGAGAACAGCGTGAGCTCCTGCAGGAGTTCCTTTAATGCGTTCTTGTAGTCCTCTGGCGTCTCGCAATGATATTTTTCCATCATAGAGGAGAACGTGTCATCAATCATTGCCTCAACCCTCCAAGCCAAGAACAAAGCGTACGCACATTCACAGAGCGATAACGCTCCGAGAGGAATTTGACATTCGAGACAGAAAACTTCGAAAGCGCATCCTCGTCAATACGAAGATCGTCAAAAAGCAGAGCTTCCATATCGGCCAGTTTTTGGATCGTCGGCAAGGAGTAAAGCTTATCACAAAGAGCTTTTTCTGGTGAAGCCATGAAGCATGCTTCGCTCTCTCCAAGCTCGATACGCTTCACGCCATAGCGAAATACTCCGGCCGGCACATCCTGATACGTGAAAGTCCCGATTGGCGTACAGAACTTTTTCTTGCGGCTTTTGCGGAACGTCGCGCATGTAACGACATGGGCCCTTTCTGGAATCAGTCCGTGATAGCTCATGGCGTATTCGAAAGAGATATAAGAAGGCCCATAAAGCTGGTACGCAGCAGCGCAAGGAGAAACATGGGCATTGTCCAAATAGAGCCCGCGACGCAACTTCACGATCTTCCCCTCGGATACGAGCCGACGTATCTTGTGCTCAGGTTCACGATAGCTTGCCAGTTTTTCAAGCAGGTTCGTTGATGTGAGTATCATAACTTTTCCTCCAGTAACTGTAATTATATTACACTTACTGGAGGAAATCAAGGGAAAACCGCCTATCGTCAACGACAAAAAAGAGAGTGCCAAAAGCACTCTCTTTCTCTATATATCGAGCAATTCCTTGCTGGATGAGTCTTAGTCCGTAACGACGTGGACTGGCAGCGTCTTCGGATAGGACGGCTGGACTGCGATGTTCTTCGCAACCATGATGCCGAGGCCGTGATCCTGGATGCCGACGCCATAGCGCTCTTTCGCCTTGACGAACTGGACGTCGCGTTCCGGATCTGCCCAGTTGTCCGTCGTGAGCGGGGACTGCTCTGCGATGACGCCGATGTTCTGGCGGTCGACGATGTAGCAGTCGAAGAGGCGCTTCTCGCGGTCGAACTTGACCTGCGGGGAAAGGTTGACCGTAAGCGCGAACGGAATACGATTCTGCACCTGCTCCGGCGTCATGATGAGCTTCTGCGGACCCATGTTGTTCTGGAGGCCGTTGTAGTTCGGCGAACCCTGCGTGCCGCCGCCCGGGTTGACTTCCTGGCCGCCGAGAGCGCCCCAGCTGAGGCCTGCGCCGATCATGCTGTTACGAGCAAAGACCGTCCAGATCAGCGGATGTGCGAAGAAGTCCGTCGGATGATGATGGTTCGTGATGGCGGCAAGCATCATATCAAGGAAGTCCTCGATGCTGAGCGTGTCGTTGTACTTGCCATCTGCACCAAGGCCCGTCGTGCCGGCTTCCGGCTTCTGCTGGCGCAGAGCGTTGTCGAAGACCGTGTGGCCATGGAGCGAAGCCTCGGCGAAGCACTTCTGCTCGCGGAAACGAGCGAATGCGCGGCCGAACTTGCGGAGCGTGATGTTGTAGATGTCCCACGTGTAGTCGGAGAGCGCTTCCTCCGTGATGGAGACCTTGGCACCAACCTTCTTGACCTCGATCGTGAGGCGGTTGTTCTCCATGGTCGCCATGTCAGGCTCAGCCTCGTTGTACGGCTCGGCCTCGCCGACTTCGCGGACATAGATCTCGCCAATCATCGGAACGATGATCGTGACGCCGTGGCCCGGAGCCTGGACGTGCGTGAAGAGGTTCGAGAAGAGGAGTTCGGGCTCCTCAGCCTCGATGATCTGGCCCTCGATGACTTTCGGAACCATCGAGATGACGTCCGTGGACGTGAGCATCTCCTTGAGGTTCTTCATGACCGGCGTCGGGTCCTGAGACTTGCCAGCGAGCTGCTGGAGGAACGTCTTGTAAGCGTTCATTTCCTTGAGCGTGGCGTCGCCCTTGATGTTATGTTTCGGAGCCTTGCCGGCTTTCTTGTACTCGGCATTCTCCTGCATCGCCTTGATGCGCTTGTCAGCCTTCTCGAGGCGTTCGTTTAACGTAATCACTATGTTCTGTCCTCCCTAATCAGCGCTGGAGCAGGATCTTTGCGGATCCCACGCAGCCGTCCCAGTCAAGCATCGTCGGAACGCCGGCCTGGCCGCGTTTCTTGTACTTCAGGTTGACGACGACGTTCGTTTCCTTGAGGAGCGTGTCAGCCTTCGCCTCGTCAGCCACTTCGATGCGGATGAGACCCTGGACAGCATCATAATACGTAACTTTGAAAGCATCACCGAGAGCCTTCGGCGTCTTCATGACGTCGTCAGCAGCAGCGATTGCCGTGTATGCAACAACTTCCGTGCCATCAGCCTTCGTGAGCTGGACCTGGAGGGAACCATCCTCGAAGTTGCCGTTCTGGCAGACGCGGACAACGTTCGCGATGTACGGCTCCGTGCTCGTGCCGCGGCCGCGGATGACAGCAGCATGGACATTCTGGAGATCCTTGACGACGGCGTTGTAGCCATCGGAAAGAGCCGGAATGCCGTTGTCGAGCTGATATTCAGCCGGCATGAACTTGTCGTAGTTGCCGCCGCCGACCATGTGAAGGTCATGCTCCGTATAAGCGGAATCATACGGATAGCCAGGATACTTGCCCGTGCTCTGGTAGACGGAGCCTGCGACAGCATCCTCGCCCGGACGGTTTGTCTGCGTGTAGAGTTCCGGCGAGAAGCCTTCATAACGGAGACGGTCCTCGAGAGCCCACTGTGCGAGCTCGTAGCCACCTTCCGGAACCATGTCGTGGTTGAAGCCGATGACCTGGCCGACAACCTGCTGGCGCTCGCGCTCGATCTCTGCAGCCGTCATCGTATCGAGGACTTCCTCAGAGGAGAGCGGGGAGACGACGAGGCGGCCGTTCTCGTCGGACTTGACGAGGTCGCCGACTTTGAGCGTGCCGTAGATGGAACCCCACGGATTCTGCTCTGCCTTGTCCTTGAAAGCGAAGTACGGAAGCTCGACGATCTTGTCCGTCAGGATCGGGCCAGCCTGCATGCCATCGAAATCATCGTCATTGAATTTCGTATATTCGTTGCGGCCGAGCATGCCGAGCGGGACGTTTGCTGCACGAACCGTTTCCGTAACCGTGCCAGCATTCGTGACCTTGCCGTCCTTGTCGACGACAACGCCCTCGACAATCTTGCCCGTCTTCGGGTCGATGCCCATGCCAGCATCTTTCAGCTGAGCAGCGCCGGACTTCTTGCAGGCACGGTAGACACCGTCTGCCCAAGCCTTGTCGACACCTTCGACCGGAGCCCACTCGAGGCCGACTTCGTTGACCTTGCCCGAAAGCTTGTCAGCGGAGATGATCGTATCCTTTGCCGGATAGACATCCGTGTCCTTGCGGATGCGGACAGCTGCGCCGCCGTTTGCGAGCGTCAGCGTGTTGAACTGCTTCTTGGAGCGCCAGTCCGTCATATCCATGTACGGGTCTGCGGCAACGAGGCGGCCCTTCGTGATGACCATGTTGTTGTAGCCGGCAGCAAAGCCATATTTGAAGAGCGGGCGCAGGCGCTTGTCGAAGAGGTACTTCTGCGACAGCGTGTCATGCGGCGTAGCGTTGAAGTTGTTGTTCGTGCGGTTGATGCGCGTAGCACCATCGCGGTAGCCAGGAAGGTCAGCCGTGAACTCTTCGCCACGTGCGCCCGGCTGGAGTTTGAACTTGGTTTCAAAAGTTCCAGGGTATAAAGCCAATTTTAAGTCCTCCTATATCAAAGATCGAAGTCTTCAGCTTCGGGCTCTTCGACGGCTTCTTCCGGCTCCTCCACCGTGCCAGCCGTCTCAGCGGATTCCTGGAGGGACTCCGGCTTAACTTTGCCCTTCTCGGCTTTGATCTCTTCTGCTTCTTTCAGCTTGGCAGCCTCTTCGGCAGCCTTCTTTTCAGCCTCTGCCTTCTCGGCAGCAGCCTTCTCGGCCTCTTTGAGCTCGGCCTTGATATCCGAAATGGAATCATGGAGCGAATCAATGGAGCGCTCCTCGAGCTTCTCGATGGCCGGCTTGCCAGCCTTGTCGCGCAGCGTTGCGAGCGACTCGGCAAGGCTCACCTTGACCTCGTGCTCCATGTCCGCGACCTTCTTCTCAGCGGCCTCGCGGAGCTCGCGCTCATGCGTGACTTCGAGGTCCTTCTTCTCGGCGGCTTCCTTCAGGGAACGGACCGACTCCTGCAGGGCGACTTTCTCGCTGTTGAGGGTATCGATCGATTCCTGGAGCGTCACCTTGTCGCCCGCGAGCGCCTGGTTGGCCGTCTCGAGCGAGCTGATTTTTGCTTCAGCTTCCTTGATATCCAAGTTGTTCATCCCTTCTTGGTGCTCTTCTTTGATGTCGATGTTGACCGGAATCTCCGTCTTCTTCCCAATCTCTTCGGACTCGTGCACATCGGCCGTCAGGCGCATGGCGTGCGGAGCATGAGCTCCTCCGTCTTCGTCTTCGTTCTCGCTGTACGAGATGACGCCCGCATACTTGTCCGAGGGAACAATCACGAAAGAGATCTCTTTGGCTTCCCATTCGTGCACGTCCCAGTAGGCGGTCTGGCCGTCGTAGACCTCGCCGCGCACGTGGTCACAGAACTCTCCCTCGGAAAGCTGCGCACCACAGATGCTGCACCGCACATCCGTTGCGCTTGCTCCGATAGAGACCGTGGAGAGGATGCCGTTCCGGATGCCTTGCTCGCTCTCCCATTCTGGGATGGAAGCTTTTAAGAGCAGGCATTTCCCCGGCATCTTCGTGCTTTCCGCAAGCTCGGCAGAAAGGACGCGCCCGATGACCTGCCCGTCATAGTCATTGTGGTACATGATGACGGGAGCATAGTACGGGTTCGTCCAGGATTCCACTGCCTTGCGGATGCTGTCCTCCGTATACCTCGTGTAGTTGCGCGTGCCGAAGTCTGCATGGATCGCTTCAATGTTTGCAATGAAGTACGTGTCAGGCTTCGATGCATGCGCATCCTCGTGGAGGCTCTTCGGAAGCACGATGTTCTGGGAGTGAAAACTCGACTCTTTCGGATTCTTGGGATCGAAGCCTACAAATTCGTTGAGTACGATAGGCATTTGACCTTCTGAACCTCGCTGTGTTATTTCATGATTTCAAGCGTACAGGTGCAGTTCGAGCTGAAGCCCGGAATGTCGTTCAAATTGAACTGATTCGTATTCAGGATCTTCCCGTTCATGGAAGCGTGCCGACTTCCATCGTGCGTCTTCACGCGAACCGTCTTTATGCCCTGGGATTCGCAGATCTTGGCGAAGGAATACCAGTAGGCTTTCCTTTCTACGAGATCGACAAGGTAGTGAAGGCGGTATTTTTCTTGCTCAAACCGCTCATGGAGCGCTCTTCTAGCCCCACTATTACTAGAGGGCGAATTTATATCCATAAAAAATCTTGCAAGATTCATGCTTGCAAACTCTTTCAGGACGGGGCTTTCAGGGGCTGCTGGAAGATTTTCCGGAACTTTTTTCGGATTGATCTGGCGAAATGCTTCGAGCGCTCCATCTTTTGCAGACGCCGTTGCGGCGTCCTGCACGACGAGCTTCAGCTTCTCCTGGATGCTGTCAAGATTGCGGCCGCTTTCATCAACCTCGCGCACCAGCGATTCGACAGCAGGGGAGTAGGCTTCTTTTACTTTTGCGCTGAAAGTTCCGTGCTGATTGGACGGAGCATCAGTCGAACGAACTGAGGAGTTCGTTCGCGACGTGTTCGTCGTCTTGCCGTTGCCCGTATTCTTCTTCGTATACGTATCTTTCTTCAGTCTCGATAGAAGGGAGTTCGATTTGCCGGAAGAAGATGAATTTGATGTTGCAGATGTCTGCTCCGTGGCCTTCGCCTGCTGGATGGCAAGATCGCTCGTGAACTTCGCAAGCTCCATCGCATTCTGATGATTGACATCGATCTGGTCGAGCGTGTTCTTCTGCTGGAGCATGTTCGCATAAAGACGGGACTCGTCAACATCTGCGTTGCGATAGCCGATCTGCTGACGGAGTTCTTCGAACGTGATGGCGTTCGACTGAAAGAGGTTGACCTCATGGTTCTCGAGCTTGACCTTTGTATCGAGGTTGATCTCGTTGAAGCTGAGATCGACAATATCGTCGTCGTTGAGGACCGGATTGAAGCCGCCTTCGAGCAGCAGCTCTGCGATAACAGCATGCTGGAACTGAACGGCGAACATCGACTGATTGTCCTTGACTGCGTTGTGGATCTGCTCTTCCATGGAATCTGCATCCTGCTTCGAACCGCCACGGCCCATCATGGCCTGAGAGGTGTTCAGTGCCGTAAAGACGCGGTTCTCAAAGTAGGAGAGATAAGGAGCCATGTCGATGGCATTGCCCTCCGCACCAACCATGTTCAGTTTGACGCGTTCGGTCGTGATGAGGACGCCGTCCGGCGGCGTATGCTCGATGACGGCCCGCGTGTCGTCAACTTCCTTTTCCGTACCCTGCATACCGGCCTGCTCAAGGCCGACTTTCGCGTGCAGCATCGGGAGTGCATAACGGTAGAGGAGGGAGAGAGCATCGCCTTCGATCTTGCGGAGGATGCGGATATCTTCGAGCGCAGCAATCCAACGAGGGACGCCCCAGACAGATCCAGGATCGCGGTCGAACGTGAAGTGGATGACATCATCGGCATCAAACTTCTTTTCATTGCCGGATTCCGTCACCTGCTTGTAGCCAGCGACTTGGCCGTTCTTGTCAAACTTGATCTGCATGGAATCGGGGTCGACACGGAAATAGCCGCCCACAATCTTCTG